TCTTTAGCTAGTGTATTTCTTTCTTCCTGCGACATATCTTCTATCCTTGAAGCCAAGTGCGCCCATGAGCTGCCTATCGCGCTGCTTTCACGCCAGTCGGTTGCTACGGGAGTTAACGTGTTGATACATTGTATAAGTCTGTACGACCACCATGTGCCGTTTAAGTGTGGACTAAATAGCGCGCCTACACCTGCGGCAATCTGGCTCTCTACCTGCGCGTCTGTCCAGCCCTTGTGCCACTTCATAGGAACGGTCGGCCTTTGTAATGTTGCGGTAGTTGACTTTACCCATGATGAAGAATAATTTTCTACTACCCACTTTTCACGGCGCTCTAGTTCTATAACGTCTTGATTATTTATAAGATAAGAATCTAAGCTTATAGGAACCAAAGAAGACGCAGCGCCTGCCGGTAGCTGAGCTGCTACTCTATCTTTATCCTGCCATGGAAGTGAAGGATACAGTGTAGTTGGCCACTCTTTAGTAAGTAGATGCTCTACTATGTCTAATAAGTTTTGAAGCATGTTTGGCTGCGAAGCCGTGTCGTAGCCTTTGCGATACGAGTAAAAAGGCTTAGTTAGGTTGTCTGGGGTCTTAATAATTGCACGAAGACTAGACGTAATACGGTTAGGCTCTGGTGCATCTAAGAAAAGTACAAGTTTATCAGTGTCAAGTAGCACGTCTATTACGCTAAGTGCACCGTAGACTCTATTAGCGCTTAAGCTTGTTAGAGGACTTAGCCCGACTAAGACAGAGTCGTATTGATCTAAATCTTTAGTGTTCCATGAGACTTCAGGATCCAACTGTACTACTTCATGTCCTTGAAGAACTAGAACTGTCCGTATAACACTTGCAAATGACGCAGATCTAGCATTTGCAGATTCTGACGCATGAGAAGCAGACATGCCGGTTATAAGAATCTTGCTCATGCCAAAGTCCCATCTGCGTTACGCTTAACACCTTTATCCTCGGCTACCGCGCGTTCAATGATGCGATTACAGTGCTCTACAAACGCAGAGTATTCTGGGATATACGGAGCAAGTGCAGTGCGTTGTGCCATGGCTGCTTCGTGTAGCTCTGTATCAGACATCTTCTCAACGTCGGTAATCTTTAGCTTATACGCATCACCAAGTGAATCGCCTTCGCCTTTGTCGGTTACAAGAATAGAACCCACATGCGCTGCGTATAGGAAGCGACTACGCCACCAGCCGGACCCCGCGTGTGGATACGGTGGAGAAAGAATTCCCCAGTGATGATTGTAAAACTCGAGGACGTCTTGTTCGGTGTCAAAACGTTGTCCACCAAGTTTTTTAATAAGCTTACGACTGCCTACAATTTCAACTGGCCAGTCTGGATCTTTCTTTTCTAACCAAGTATCATGCGGCATAAGAGCGCCAAGTACCCACGAGCGCTTCTTGCTTGCTGAAGACAGAGGCACGACAGGTTGAAGTGTTGGAATAATCGTAGCGGTAGGGTCTAGAGCTTCAATAGGGCCAACTTCATCAGGCATACGCTTACGTACGCTAGATCTATCTCCAAAAGCGTACATAGGGCACACTGGAACCATACCAGCAGCCCATCGATCAGCAAGTAAGTCACGCGCAGCTTCAACTAATCTTTTTTCATACGGCTTAATGTTTTCATCGTTGTCCATCATGTAGTAGCGCTCGATGTAGCACTTTTTTGCTGCCGCAGGATTTAATTCTTTGACTCGCTCGAGCGCTGCCTCGATATCTGCACGACTAAAGTACGTTGCGCCTTCTTCACCGCGATGTTCTGTGCCTACAAGCAGATGCTTATATAGCATCTCAGGTTTACGAATTAAAGCGCGTGCGCCGTTGAATACTGTGTTAAACTGCCAATCATCAAAGAATCCTACACAAGGAATACCAGATGACAAAGCGTACAGTGCGCCCATTGCCCCTTGGCGGCCGTTTAACGAGTTAAGTGGTGCAAGGTTTATCCACAGTACATCGTAGCTAGAAAGATCTTCGCCTGGAGTAACTTTACGCCAGTCAACATCATGCCCAGCTTCACGTAGCGCTTTAGCAATAGACGCAGGCACGTCAATCTTCTGTATTGTGCGTTTTTCTGTGTTGATTTGCAACGCAGTGAACCCACTCATTAGAACCTTCATGTCCACTACCTTTCTAAGTAGATTTGGAGTATCACCTATTCACTGTACCAGGAACAGGTGATAAACCAGACGTACTTAGTCTTTAGAATGGAGCTGACGGTGGAGCTGCGACTACTGGAGCTTCTGCTACTGCAGCAGCGGCAGGCGCCGGTGCTGGTGCAGGTGCCGGAGCAGCAGCAGGCGCTGGCGCAGGCGCAGGTGCCGGAGCAGGTGCCGCAGCGGTTGCTGCGCCAGGTGTTGTAGCAGACGGGTAGTACTGCTTAATTTCGTTTTTCTTCTGACCTTGCCAGGTACGTGATGTTACCTGTGCACGGAAAGAACGTCCACGAATTGCTTGCTCGATTTGAGCGTTTGAAGGGTTGGTTGCAAAAAATTCACGACCAAGACCTAGAGCGTACATCTTACGAAAGAACATGCCTAGTGCAGCATTGTTGTCTGGAGTAACTACGAGGTTATCCCAAACAAGACGCTTAGCATGCGCTCCGTTTTGTACCTGTGCCTTAACGGCAAACATAGTCTTGCCTGATTGCGAGACCTTTGCGGTAGCTTCTACAACTAGTAAGTCGTAATCGCCATCTGGTAGTGGATCATAGCCAGTTGAAACTTCGCCGGCATCTTTAACTAAATCGCCCCAGTTAAGAGTACTCATCTTTAGTCATTTCCTTTCGTTGTTGGAGTTGCTTGTGGTGTTGGCCCGAAGATCATGTCTAGCATGCGCTCGATTCCAAGGTTTTCTTGTTCAACGATCTTTCCAAGTCGACCTTGTACTCGCTCGCCTGCTTCATATTCGTCTGTGCGTTCTACGTACATACGACGTGCCTTAAACGGTGATTGCAGTGGGTCTGGATTTGGAAAAGTTTCCACTGTAATTGCGCCGAGGATGTCATAGAAGTAAGGTGCTTGAATTGCGAGCTGACCCTGTAGGTACGGACGTGAACGTCCGTCTGCTCCAGGACGCGCCATGGCAGTCAATACAACAGCTTCTAAGGGCTGTGTAGGGTGCATTGTTAAGTCACGCAGGTCACGCAGTAGCGCACCCATATGACGAAGCAACTCGCCCCATTGTTGCATTTTCATCTGTTCAGTACCCGCAATTGAATCCATGCACTTCACTTGAAGTTCAGAGATGGAGTCAATGATAAGTGACTTGAACTGATGCTTTCCAGTTTGTAACCACTGGAATGTTTTGAGAACAACATCGTAGTCGCGAACGTTAACGACTACAGTATCCCAGGTGCCATCGGCAACTGGTGGTTCTTCTCGGATAGGGTCCCAATACTTAACGGTGATAGGTAGGAATCGATGCCCACCTTCAACGTCAAGCATGAGACGTGGATACGGCGCGGTTACGGCGAAGGTTGATTTACCAACCTTTGATTCTCCGTAAACCATGATAGTCAGCGAACGTTGTACGTCAGACATCATTGTTTCCTTTCATCTCTTGTTTGTGTAACATTAGTCTGTTCTCTTTTCTTCTACGCCATAGTAAGCGTACGGATTAGAAACTTCAAATGCGTCTTCTAACGCAGCCTCAGCAGCACTTCCATCGTCAAACATAGGACATATAGAGAAGAATGAGCATTTCCATTTGCAATCGCGTGAAGGACTTGGGTACGCCGCAAAGCGATGATCTGTACCTTCGTCTAGCGCCTTACGTGTTGCAAGCATATCGGTAAGTGTTCCATGGATACGTTGCCAGAATGATCTTAAAGCAAAGACGTTATGTCGGACTTCCATCTGCTCATAGAACGGAGGACGCGCATTAGCAGAACGCTTAACTTTCTTAAGCATAGTAAACAGTCCGCCTTCAGAGCGTTCACCTTCTTTGTTCTGCGCTGTCTCAAGAAGCATATAGGTAAGAATCTGTTCGTTCATGTGCGCCATTGCTGTAAAGTCGGTAAATGACCCACCTACTGTCTTAAAGTCACGGAACATACGCACACCGTCAGCCTTACGACGAACACGCATATCAATCTTACCTTGCAGGATAACCTTGCCGTCAAAGAGTGGCATTTCAATAATCTCTTCTGTAGAGATCATCTCAAGCTCGGCATCAATACCGTTTTCCTCAACCCACTGTAGGTATCCTTCAAGCATTATGCGCCCTAGCTCGGCTTCTGAATCTAAATCGAAAGTATCTCGGCCTTCGTTCTCTAGTAGAATTTTGTCCTGTTCGACTAGTTGCGCATGAGCTTCTTGTAGAGGTATCTGCTTAGAGTAGTACATGTCCAGCGCTTCATGGACGCGTGAACCTAAGGCAAGTGCGCCTGTGAATGACTTTTGTTTTGGCTGTAGGCGACGATAGTAACTTAACCACCAGCGTCTCTTACAATCTTTGTAAGTTTGAATCTCGGAGTTAGAGATTCTTATAGGTTGTGTCATAGCTTTCCTGCCTTATCGTCTTTGAGTAGTGAGAGAAGCTTATCTTTATCTTTTACGATTTGTTCAAAGTTATCAGCCTTAGTTGATAGAACCTGGATAACACGTTCCTCAATAGAGCCGTCTGTAACGTAATCTGTAACGATAATCGAGTCATGAATTTCAGATCCGATACGGTGCACGCGGTCAAGTGCTTGCTTGTGGTCAACAAGTGACCATGGACGTTGTAGCATTACAAGACGACGAGCTGCAGTCAAGGTAATTCCAACTCCGCCCGCCTGCGCAGTAAACAGAATCCACTTTAACTTGCCAGACTGAAAATCATCAACAGCTTGCTGGCGTTCATCCTCGTTCTGTGCTCCAGTGATTAAACCATGCGGAATCTTAGCCTTTGTCATTTCCGCACTTAATAGCTCAATTAACTGACGCGATACCGCGCAGACTGCAACAGAATCATCGCCAAAGTCTCCGCTGTTTATGTCGCTCATTAAAGAGTCTACCTTGCAAGAAGGCTCAGCAAGTATTGCGCGCATCTCACCGGTGTCTTCGTTTACGTCCATTGTTGCATATGAACTTGCAAACTGAAGTAAACGAATAGTCTGCGTAAGCGCTGAAGGTGCGGTAATCGCCTCTCCCGATTCTAACTCTGCAATCATCGTGTCGCGCATCTGGTCATAAGCTTTCTTTTGCTTAGTAGACATCTCTATATCGCGACGTTCAAACATCATTTCTGGTAACCATGGTAAAACTTTTGCCTTAAGCATACGGCGCATGCGTGGATTTACAGTTGCGTAAAACTCTTGTTCCATGTGCGGCTTTACGCCTAAAACCATCATGCCACCAAAGGCGTTTAACATTACGTTAACCATACGATCAACCCAACGGGTCTTGCTTGGCCACTCTTCAGGCGATAGCCAGTGAAGGATAGACCATAGATCTAAAACGTTGTTTGCGATAGGTGTTCCCGTTAACGCAAAGCGAATATCCGCGTCGCCTGTTGCAGCCCACAGAGCACGAGATTGCTTTGACTTTGGCTCTTTAGAGCGGTGTATCTCATCAGCAATCACTGCCTTAAAGTCGATTTCGTTAAGTTCCCGCTTGTGAACCTCGCAACGATTTATTGTTGTTTTATCATCGTGCCCGCCGCAGTCTGTACAACGAGCTAAGGCAACCGAGCCATAAGGTGCAAGACGCGAGTGAGAGCGCAAGGACTCCCAGTTAATAACGTATACGTCAGCCTCGCCCTCAAAGATCTTCCTACGCTGAGTTGCAGAGCCTTTGATAACTTCAACATCAACACCAGGCCACCACATATCAAACTCGCGCTTCCAGTTTTTCTTTAACGTGTTAGGGCAAACGATAAGCGCGGGGAATACGTCCTCGCCATTATCTTGAAGCTGCTTTAGCGCTCTAATTGCCTGCGCTGTTTTACCTAGACCAGGTTCATCTGCCAGTAACGCTCTACGGGCTACCGATAGGAATTTGACGCCCGCACGCTGGTGTGGGAACAGGTCCTCGTTGCCCTCTTCAAGGGTTTCTAGGTCACGAAGTTCATTAGCCGGGGTAATACGTGTAGTCACTTCGTTGGTTGCCCAAGAGGCCAATCTAGGGCCAATTTCAAGGTCAGTTTT